CTCTGCCTTCAAACCCAACTACAGTATTAAACCTATCTGTTTCAATATCAAAACAGTAGACAGGAAAACGAATAACTCTATTGCGTGGAGAAGCAATGGTTGCCTTGGCTTGGTATCCTTTAAAGGTTGGACCAGCAGTTGTATCTGTACCATCACGTTCAAATGAAAATTTATATGCAAGAAATTCCTGTGCAGATTCAGGTTGAGATGTAGTTACTTCTACTGGGTCAACACTTAAATTATAACCAATATGATTGTACTGTGTTTCATTACCACTTGCCTCTGTAGCAAGAGATGATAATGTAAGTTCACCCTTAGTAAACTCTCCACGCCCAATAAGACGTTTAAAGTTTTTAGGTTCTAGTGTAGAAAATCTAATCTTACCTGTAGTTATAGAACCAGTTGCTGATAAAACTGTAGTTGACTGAACGGCTATGCCGTTGCTGCCTGATGTAGTAAAGGCTAGTTGATTAGTGTTACCTATAAAGTCTACACTAGTAGCATAACCAGGAACAGTAGTAAGGTAGGCATCCTTGGCATAAGCAAAACGTAAACCTTCAATCTCTGCACCCAGGTCAACGCGGTATAGCCCAGCACAACCATTGATTGTACCAGTAGCCCATACAAATCTATCACGGAATGCAAAGTCATAGACACCGTTAGTGTCCTCAAATATCAACGGACCGTAGGACAAGTCACCAGTTGTATCTGAGATAGTAGCCACACGCATACCCTTATTGGTACCAATCATCAAGTAACCAAGGTAAGATTCAATCTTGTAGACTATTTCCCCAATTGGAAGTTGCGCTGCTACAATACCTGATGACAGGGTAGGCATAGCACCAGCATTAGACAGAACAAACTTGTAGATGGCGGAGTTTCCGCCAGCATAACCAGCAGCATAAACAGCAGAACCACCTTCAGAGATAGATGACCATATCCAAGCAGTATTAGGATGTGTGTATAACGCTGTAGGTAGTGGAAGTGCGCTACCAGTAGCACCAGTTAATTCATAAACAGAGTTAGTAACAGCACCAACAAGGCGTTGTTTAACCCAAGCAAGAGTGGCACGTGTGCCAGTTACATAGTATTCAGTCCAGCCAGAAGAGGCTGCATTAAGTGGACCCACGTAAACGTGGTCATTATCAGCAACAAACAAGCGTGTGCCATCTGTTACTACTGTGCCATCTAGTATGTTACCTAGGTTAGTAGGAGCATATGTAGTTACTACAGTGCCATCTGCTTGAAAAGATTTAATTGTAGTAGAACCAGGAATATATCCAACAACTACGTTAGTACTACCAGATACACCAGAGATAACTTTATAGATACCGCTAGTAACACCAGTCATATTGGCTGTCTCTTTTAGGAGAGTTACCTGTCCTTTAGTCCATACATCTACATTGTCTGAGTCAGCAAAACGATAGTTAACTGTCTCACCTGCAGATGGGTCATAGAACTTAATGCCTGTGCCGTTGTGAAAAGAAGACTGGCTTCTTAACCAGAAACCAGTAAGCGATTGCTCACCTGGTTCTGCGCCAATGTCTGACTGTTCCTTACGGAATGGTGCAGTCTGGCGGATATATGGACGAGCATCACTGATAGCGTAGAAGAACGGAAGTCCACCTACTGCTACATCATATGCTTCATTAGTATTTTGCCAAGTAGAAGTAGATGAAACAATACCTAGGTCAACAGCAATAGAAAGACCAATACTGGCAGTTGCAGAGCCTCTACCTTCGGTTATATCTCTCGTTGCCACCGTATCTCCTTAAGTTATTGAATTAATTATTGCTTTAGTACCATCCCAAGTAACTACACCCTCACAGGCAAAGTAATGATATTTACCTACAAAAGTTTTACAAGGAACATTAATCTCTAACTCACTAGCATTGGTTTGACTAATAAGTTCTGTACGGTCAACATTGGTTTCTGTAACCATCCAGGGAACATCTTTAACTCTACTAAAATTTAAGTAGATATAAGACATTACACTATTGAATTAGGATTATTAACTGTTTCTGCTTCTGCAACAGCGCGAGCATCAAACATTGCTTGGTTCTCATTAGATACACCAATGCTATACAAGTAATCAAGAGTAGGAACAGTAAATGTTGTACCATCATAAGATGAGTGCTTAATTGGAATATTTGTTCCAACCCAAACAGCATCATCGTAACCTTGTTCAAGTGCTACAGCATCTGCTAGTTCTTCATTTTGTTCAGCAAATACTGCAATGTTTGCAACTCTGCCATCTTTAATAAATGCGTAATGTTGTTCCATAATTTATCTCCCTATGTTAAATAAGTAATTCTTGCGTAACCTGAACCACCGTTACCTCCAGCGTTGGTTGTTGCCGTATCTGCTCGGCCACCCCCACCACCTGAGCCAGTGTTTGCTGTAGCGCTACCACCAGTACCAGCACCAGCGCTATTGCCACCAGCACCAAAGCCAGCAACAATTGCAACTGAGTTTCCAAAAGCACCCAAACCGCCTCCACCTAATCCATCTAAACCATTACCTGGGTGAGAAAGTGTCGCTGTAGTGCCACCAGTTCCTCCTGCACCGCCTTGTGAACCTGCTCCGCCTACGTTTGTAGTAGTCTGCCCCGTAACCGTGATATTTGTTCCACCGTTAGAAGTAATACCTCCGCCACTGCCTGCAACTAGTGTGCCGCCCATATTGCTTTTGCCACCAGTACCGCCACCACAGCCACCATTTTGACCAATGCTAATACCACTAGTACTACCATTACCCCAGCCACCAGCCCCACCACCAGTGGCAGTTGCTAATGAACCAAATGTTGTATTTGAGCCGTTGCTTCCTAATGTGCTTGCCGTAGCAGTTCCAGTTCCACCAGCCCCAATAGTTACTGTGTAAGAAGTGCCAGCAACTACTGCAAGTGTTTTGTTTACTATTCCACCAGCACCACCACCACCACCAGAACCAGAACCAGAGGCAGCGCCTGTTCCATTACCACCTGAACCTCCACCGCCAACAAGAAAGACCTCAACGGTAGTTACATTTGATGGAGTTGCAAATGTAGTAGTAGTTGTGTATTCAACTACTTTTTGTGCTCTACCATAAGTTCCAACATCACTTTGAATATTTGCGCGAGTAGGAACTGCTGCAGCAACTGCAGATGCAATTGTTGCAGATGATGGCGCAGCAACGGCTGCAGCAATCGTTGCAGCAGAAGGTGCTGCTACCGCAGCAGCAATAGTTGCTGCACTTGGTGCTGCTACTGCAGAAGCAATTGATGCTGCAGTAGGTACTGCTGCTGTAATTGCAGCAGAGTTAGGAACTGCTGCTGCTACTGATGTAGCAATATCAGAGTTAAGGGGTCCAACCCCAGGGATTCTATCAATAGCCATTAGGAAATCTCCACTCCGCTGATGTGAAAGTTAACTGTTACTGCAGATGCTCCGCCAGTAATTGTATTTGTTGTAGCAAGGACTTGTTTTAAGTCAAGAGTTACAATGCTGTTGGCTCCGATTGCTACTGTAGTTGCAAGTGAAGTACCTGCAATACCAAGTGTAAATGTAGCAGCAGTACCAGCAGTATTAGTTACCACAATGTTTGTTACTACTGTTGTTGTAGAAGCAGGAGTTGTATAGAGAGTTGTTCCTACTGTAGTTGTTGCTGCTCCCCTAAAGAGAGCCTTAGTTGTTGTAGCCATTAGTTAGCATCTCCTAGTCCAGCAAGTTCTGCAGAGTGAGTATCAATAGCAGCCTCAAGGATTGCTAGTGCTTTATCAGCACCTTCTACTCCCTCAGTATTACCTAGTGACTCACAAGTAATCTTGTTCAGTGAGTGCTGGTATGCCTCTGCTGCAAATTGTGAGATTCGTTGTGAGAGGATGTTGCGCTTTTGTTCTGCTGTAAGCAGTGTTGTGTAGTCTATAGCCATTAGTTACTATTCCTTTTCTTTGTTTAGTATGCGCCCATGATTTGCATGAGTTCAATGTCTTTGCCTTGGATTGTTAGTCCACCTGTGTTAGTTCCCGCAGTCACATTTGTACCAATAAATATATTGCCTGATGAGTCAATACGCATACGCTCAGTATTTGTTGTTTTAAATATTACTGGTCCAGCATCTTGTGCAGTAAGGGCAAGGCCACCCGTTCCGCGTGAAAGTATTTCACCACCAGTATTTGCACCACTCGCACGGATTATTCTCAATCCATAGTCGGTGTATGTAGTGTCACCAATAAGGTCGATGTAAGTGTTTCCGTCTACGCTTCTGCCTGAACCAATTTCCAACGCTGCTGTACCAGTGATTGCGTTAGCCATAGAAATATTTCCAGTTGGACCAATATCAACAACAGAAACTCCAGCACTATTTTGCAGTTGCATCAAAGATGCACTTTGCGATGCCGCTCCACGGATAACAGCAGTCACTGTTGTAGCAGCACCAGATACCACACCAAAGGCTTGAGCAACAGTATTGGCTGTACCTAAAGTTAGTGAGGTTGAGTTGATTGTTGTTTGTCCAGCAAAGTAGTTGGCTGCAGTGCCAACCATATAAGCATTCCAACGGTTAGTTCCTGATGCAATTGCACCATAAAAACCATAGTTGTTTGTTGCACCAGTTAGAGTTGATTCAGCATTAAAACCAATCTGATTTGTGACCGTTGAACCCGCACCGATTGCGTTTTGATTTGCTCGGTAGTGAATTAGACTGCCAAGTGTAAAAGCGGCGGCGGCTGTTGATAAAAAAGTGTTGTATGCTCGCGCAACAGTTGTTACATCCGAGGCAATTGTGCTGATTATGTTTACACCTTGTGATGACACGCTACCAGTTAAACTAGCGCCAACGGTTACAATGTCACTAACACTGGCAGCGCTGCCAATGCCAACTTTGCCAGTTGAGTCAATACGCATTCTTTCAGTTGAACTAGTGCTAAAACCTAGAGAGCCCGCAGCAGGCAGATACACACCGTTTGTTGGCACTGTTGCACCTGTAACAATTAGGGATGTAGCAGTAATAGTGCTGCTTACTGTAGTTGCTTGAGAAAGAGTAATCGCTGTGGGAGCAAACGTTGCAATGTCAGTTGTTCCAGCACCAATTCTTACATCGTGAACAGAAGTGCCTCCAAAGCCAATAT